CAGAGCTGTCGACCTTTTGGTCTTTCTCGCCTGCCAATCGGCGGGCTTTAGACTTCATGGCCTCACGGCCCTTTTTTGCCATCTCATACATTCAATTTCTCCGGCCAGATATTAAGCGGCGTCCCGCTTTCCGCTATGCGGAATGTTGGATACTACATCAAGTGCGTGATCAATAACAGAGCCGCCGTCTTTACGAAGAGACGTTTTTCCTTGAATGAAACTATTTAATACGTCTTGCGGGTCCATATTTGTTTTACGCGCCGTGTCGTAGATTTTATCTTGGAAGAACCCAAGAAATGGTTTTGTCTCGTCTGACTTAAGGCCAGTTATGTCGTGACCGCCTACCCATGCAGACGCCTGGGCTTGTGCAGGCGTTAGTCCGCTTTCTAACCCAAGTCTTTTATACAGCCCTTCAAGGGCCCCGTATTCATTGTCTCTAGGGAATGCCGACCATGCCACTGGGTCAGATACAAGGTCTTCCATAGACCTTTCACCGCTTTTAAAAAGATCTTGATAGTTAATCGGCGTAGCTTCTTTGCTTGGCTTATATGCTTTCTCAAGAAACCGTGGGTCGCGAGATAAAATAGCCGGCAATCTAAATGCGTGCGTGTCTACTGAGACAGGTAGCTGATTTCCAACAAGATCTTCAACAAAAGATGACGGCTTTGGGTTTACAAGCGGGTCCCACCCAGTGCCGGCTATTCCAAGAACATTTTTCTGGTGAGCCCTTTGAGCAAGATGTCCGTATGGTTTTGGATTAACGTCTCCAACCTTAGGAAGCGGCTCGCCTCTCATAAGCTTGCCGTAATAGTAAGACGCATTGCGTATATTTGTTGGAACATCAGAACGCGGAGACGTCGCCGCCACTATGTCCATGTATTTTCTATACGCCTCAGGACCCGCGCTTGATCCTAATTGCTGAATGAACCTTTCACGCAATGGATCAGTATTATACCACTCAGGACCGCCGACTTCTTTTCCTTTGCCAACAATATCCATCATCTTACCAAATACGTCCTTGTCTTTGATAAGATCTTGCGCCCTGTCAGACACGCCGCGTGGCGGCATATATCTTGGCAAATCAAATTGAGCCGTCTTTGGAACTTCTGCTAAACGCGAGAAGTCAAACAGCGGCTCATCTTTTTGCAATATCTTTGCGGCTTGCTGTATTGCTTTGGCAATAGCCCCGCCTTTGTCATACCCGCGGCGTCTTTCTGCCAACGCCTGGCGTCCTGAAAACAATGGCGCGACTGAGTAGGTCCAAAGCGCCAGCCGGCGGAAGAAAGCTTCGTCGTCAGCGCGTGGAATAGCGCCACCCGCGGCATAGCCTCTCAGGCTCCTGATGTATTGGTCGACGTCCACGCCTTCCTCTGGCGGCTTTGCCATCGTCCAGGCCGGCATGATGCCAGTCTTCTGGTCAGCGTAAATAGTGTCTGCGCCGCTTGCCGTGCGATTGCGCTCAGCCTCAGGGCCAAAGTTAACCCAGCTGTTTTGCCCGCGGGTTTCTGACGTCAATGCCGGGCGTGCCTCTGGCGAGAACATGCGGCTGTGCAGTTGATACGCACGCTCCTCACCTGGCGCACGGAAAGATGGATTGCCAGGGCCGTGATGGCCAAAGAGATCATGCACGACGCGGAAGGCGTCATTGATGACTGCGTCATCCTTATTGCCTATGCGTCCAGCGCCTTTTAGGAGGACGTTGGATGCGGGTGCCTCGCCTGAGCTGCCAAAGCCGCTCTCCGTTGGGAAAACAAACATACGGCCTCTATTGACAAGATCCTCATAGCCTAGTGCCGGGCTGGCGGCATATGGGTCTGCCTCGCCTGGCTTCAGGAACCTGATGTCAAGGCCTAAGTCTTTAGCGGCGCGATACTGCTGCATTGTTTCGTCTGCCAGCGCCTCGTATGCACGCTTAACTGCGGCGTCTGTCGGGTCGTGACGCATGACGTCATACTCGCCTGCAACGCGACGCGCGAACTCTGGATTGAGTGCAGTGACGTCCGCGCCATGCTCAGGGCCCGCAAAGCGGCGCGCTATTTCCTCAATGCCCGGAATAGGACGGCTCTCTGCCTTGCCAATGCCTGGCAGGTCTACAAGCGTCTGGAAGCCTTTGCGCGGGGCGTAGCCAGAGCCTGGCGGCATAAGCTTGCCAAGTAGTTTGGCGACTGCGCCGCCTTTGTCTTTGTGTGGGATCGGATTTTTTTGCAACTCTCTGGCTAACTCAACAGCACGGTCTCGCTCTGCTTCCCATTTTGGATTTGCAACTTGATGCATTAAGTCACGCGCTGGGGCCCTAACAATAACTGGATAGTTCGGATCAAATGGATAGGCGTTTCTTCTTTCTGCCGCGGACATGCCCAGACGCTCTCCAGGCAGCCTGGCTGTGTATTCTCCTAATGACCTAAGATATTCTTGAAATGGATCTGGGGCAGTCTGTCTTGCAGTAACAATTTTATTTTGAGTGTCCCTCATGTCGTCGAAAAGACTTTCTATATCTTTCTTTACATAAGGCAACGGCTGAGGGCCAATGTCTATATTATGCTGCTTGGCAAACATAATTGCTGATACTGGATCGCTTAATTCTGGGTTTTGTTTCATTAGCGATCGGAGCGTAATAGCGCCTTGCATAGATCGCAATTTTTCTTCAAGCGGAACCATTATTGATTGATGGGCGCGCTGAAAATCTTCTGAGTTTTGACCGGGAGACATGCCTTCAACGCGCTGTATTCGATGCTGATGCTCGTGAAGTAAATTTTCCAGTAAATCTCTCTCGCTCAATCTTATGTTAGAGCCAATCTGATCCCCTGTAGCATTGAAATATCCACGCTCTTTCTCTGGGTTTGTCCGTGGAAGATACGGAGTGAGCTTTGTTGAATAGGAAGACGGATAAAGGTCAAACAAATCAGGGTGAGACAATACGTCTCCCAGAGATAGATTTGTATTACCAGCCCTGAACTTCTCAAGTCCTTCTGGAATTATTCTTGCGCCCTCATCCGACAGTTCGCTAACCATGTGACCAGATGGATCTGGCGTCCATCCGTGTTCCTTGAAAACCTCATGAGGATTTCTGCCGTGTATGAGAGTGGCCGCCTCCGCCTCTCTCATTGCCTTTTGAATAGCGGGAGACATAAATGCTCTTTTGCTAAAGAAGCTTGCCTCTGCGTCTTCTGGCGTCATGCCTGCGGCTGCGGCTGCACCTGCCGCTGCTGCCTTGCCCGGTGCGCCAAGGATAGCCTTGCCAACGCTCTGAGCTGCGCCTTTAGCAGCCTTCCACGGCACGCCAAGGGCTGACAACGCAAGGTTAGCCACGTCCAGCCCTGACGTTAGATAATCGCCTTTATTTACTGCCTCACGAAACTCTGGCGACGCAATGTCGTGAACCGCATTCGCCATGTCGTATAGCGCCAATCCCTCTCCTACGACTGGGATATTATACGCGGCGAGATGGCCAAGACCTTTTGCGCCCTCCTGCCACGCCTTCACTGCCTCGCGATCGTATTGCGGCAGCTGTGGCTCGTCTTTGTTTAGCTGATGCTGAACGAACTCATGCGCGCTAGTAAATGGCCTGTCTCTATTTCTTTCCAACGCGGCGCTGGCGGTCTTGTAAAGATTTTGATCGATTATCGGAGACACGTCGTAGGCCGACCGTGCCTGAACCTGCGGGTCGTCAGGGCCAAACGATATTTCGCCCGTCAAACCGTCTTGTGGCTTTTCCGATAGATCGTCCATGATTACTGACCCTCAAACGGCGGTTCGTCTTCTTTACTCTCAAGGACCTTCATCATGTTCGGGTCAATAACCTTCTTCATGATTTGAAGACCATTAGGCGTCTTCATCACGTCTTGCGCAAGCTTAACTGCCGCAATGCGTTCAGCGCTTTCGCGGTCTTTGCGACGGTTCCAATTGTCCAGCGCGTTTTCTTTGTCGTTCATCATTTCGGTGCGCATGTCCGACATGATGTCCATCTTCTTCATCTGCAGGTCAGCATCTTTCTGCTTCAGCTCTGCCTGCTTCAGTTGCGCGTCAATCAGCTTGTTCGGGTCAAGCGGCACGCCTTGCTGTCCTTGACCGTCTTTCGCAATGTTGGCTTGCGTCTCTGCAATCTTGGCTTGCGCAAGCATTTGCTTGGTGTTCGCGTCTTGCTGCTTAACCTTGATCTCTTCCATTGCAACCATAAGCTCTGGCGGTGGAGGAGGTGGGGGCTGGGGCGCGGCCATAAATTGCTCTGGGTTACTCCAGCCAATTGCCTTCATTGCGGCGCGATCGATGGCGATAGCGTCAAACATCCCAGGGTTTGATTGCTGCAATTGTTTTAGCGCCATGACCTTCATCACGCGCTGCGTGTGTGACGCTGTATTCGGATCTGCCTGCGGCACTAGCTCGTAATTGTTGATCGCTTGAGAAAAGATCTGCTCGTTCCACTGAAGCGACGGTCCCTTTAACTTCTTCCAGAAACTGTCTGGATGCTCCCGAAAGCATCGAACCAAAAGCTGGAACTCGTCTGCCTGCGCCGAATGCATTCTCTTGTGGACAGCGTTTAATACTTTTGTTGCTTGATCGATGAGCGCCAGTGTCGTGCCTACAGGCGCATCCTGCCTGCCCTCGCCAACATTCAGTTCGCTTGTGCCGCCAACCCTCTGGCCAGTCTCGACAACATTTTGAACTAAATTCATCAGCGCTTGGCCTGGCTCCTTGTAAGGAAGCGGCATGATCGCTTGACTGATTGGCAGTCCGCCCGTCTTCACTAAGGCCCCGCCGCCCGGAGGCACGCGGAATATGTTGGTGTTTTGTCTTGCGCCCGTGTCGGCCATGAGAAAGCCGGGGAAATTCGCATACATTCCCGCGTCGAGCATCTCTCGCCATGCGGCGGTTACGGCGTTAGTCGTATTGCCAAGAATGTGCAAGAGACCAATGTCATAAAAACCCAAGCCTGGAACAAATGTGAACTTGACGAAGTTGCTGCGCGCTTCAGGCAGCTCGTTGCCTTCTTCACCGTTTGGCTCATCGTAGTTCCTTACAATCGAAAGGATCTGTCTGGTCGACACATCGATTGTAACACGATAAGGGATCTCAAGTCCTGTAATCTTTCCTTTATATTTATGCTCAAAACCAGGAATATCTAACTCGCAATAGATCTCGTAGATCTCTCTGTCGCGATCGTCTGGATTTGCCGCCTCAACAGATATGCCTTGCTGGTCTGCTTTCTCACGCTGCACTGCGTCTTTCTGCTCCATGCGCGGCGTGGATAAGTCAATGTCGCGATAGACGCCAAGTATCTGCAGGCGCTTTACTGTTGAGGATCGCATGTAGACGCGGTGCGTGATGCGCTTTGCGTCTTCCAATGTTGTCGCGGCGTTATTGACGATTAGGTCGTCAGCGTCGACCGTCTCGCTGACTGGACGTCCGCGCAACGGACAGAAGTAAACCTTCTTAAATGCCGTGCCGCCAAAGCCTAGCATGAACAACATGCGGTCAGTATCTGGGTAATACTCTTTGGCAACCGCGGTCAGGTAATGATTAAGATCCTTCTCTAATGCGTCTGCCAGGCTGTCTTCTTGAATTGACGTATTGACGCTGTCGACGCGGACCTTGACCGGGCCGTCTGTCGGCAGCATCTCACTGCGGCTGTTGGCCTGGAAGCGCAGCACTGCCTCAAGCAGCAGCGGGTGACGCACGCGGCTCATGCCGTCGACCGGAGCTCCGTCTGCCGCGCCTTGCAATTGCGGGACCTCTATCTTGAGGCCAAGAAGCTTGATGCCTTGCGCGCGGTCTTCAATCCAGTCCTGCCGGCTGTCCATGTCGTCCTGGACGCCACGAAGCAGCTCGTCAGCGATTATGCCAAGAGCCCCGTCGTCGATGTCGTCGACCAGGTTCTCAAACCATTCGCGGGCACGCTCTGCCTCTGACACCTCTTCGACCGCCCGCCCATCCAGCGATATGCTGACAGAGCCGTCTTCGTGCTCAATGCGGATGACATTGCCCTTGTCGTCTAGCTGACGGTCTGGCTTGCCTTCTTCAATCTCAACGAGGATGTCTTCTGCGGCACCAAGGCCCGCCTGGGGCTCCTCCTGCGGCATGCGGATATTCGGATTAAGCCCCGGTGTCATAGGCATGATTAATCGCCTTGCTTCTCTACAAGCTTCCCAATCTCTTCAACGAAACGGTCAAGCCCCTCACGAGCCGCCAGATTATCAGATTTTGCGGCAATCTCATAGACGCGCACATAGTCGTGGGGTTCTTTGCCCCAAACCTCTACGCGAAACCTACTAAGTTCTTTTGACGCTGGCGCTGCCTTATGCAGCACGTCAACAATGGCGTTTGCTAAGATCATGTTTATCTCTTTGCTATACTGGATAGAGCGGCTCCGGCGCAGAGCCAACATGCACTCTACTGTTGTCGACCTCCGCTGTCCATTCAACGCCACGCACGAGGAGCCCGATGTCGCGCAGATGCCGCAACGCCATGCTAGTCGTGTCGACAAGATCGTCATGCCGGCCTTTAGGAAACACGGCGACCTGGTCGATCACCATTTGCGCGAACTCTCTGTCTGGCGCGTAGATCAACCCATCAGAAAACAAATGCTGCACGCTGTAGAGACGCGCTAATTTGTCCTGCCCCTTAGGATCCATCAGCTGGACACCGAAATCGTCGTAACCATAAACGCGTCGCAGCTCTTGCGCAACGCTATAACCGCTTGCCTTGTTCTCGACCAGGAGCTTGTCTACGCGCCAGTCAGTCATTGTCTCGCGGACCTTCTCGACGAGCTCGTGGAGCTCCAGGCGCTCAGCCCACGCGTAGATCAGCATACACTTTGGGTGCTCCTGCTTATACGTGCGCTCCAGTGACGCCATCATGCCGTCAGGCGTGTAGGTCCGCGTGACTTGCGCAGTTTGGTCGCCACCTGTCCATATGCCCCAGACCGTCATGGCGGACGGGTCGTTCTCTGTCTTGGTCGTGTATGCCCCGTCCACTGCGGCGACAATGTAATCAAATGGCGGGTATGTCGGCTTGTCCCACATCTGCCACCACTCAGTCAGGATGACGCCACCGCCACGTGGCTGTGGTGCCTGGGCAAACTGACCCGCGGTCGCCCACTTTCCCATGATCTCTTCGTCGCGCTCGACGACGTCTATCGGGAAGCGGGCGGGAAATAAAAGCTCTCCTGGCCGTGACCGCGGGTCTTCCATGCCAAGCATCGTCGGCATGGCGCGCGACGGGTCGTAGCGCATGGGCAGCATGATGTGATCGTATGGCAGGCCACGCTCAATGATGGTGCCGCTGACGTCGTCCTCTGCCAGGCGCTGCATGATCACTATGATGGCCGATCGCTTTGGCGACACGAGACGCGTGGGCACCGCCTCGCAGAACCACGTGTTGACCGTGTCCTTGACTTGCTGCGACATGGCGTCAGAGACAGACAGCGGGTCGTCGATGATCACGCGGTCGGCACGAGCGCCCGTGATGGAGTTCGACGCGGAGCACTGCCTGAAGCCAAGGGCTGTATTCTCGTATTTGGTTTTTTGATTTTGGTCACGCGTGAGCTCGACGTGAGGCCAGCGGTCTTTATACCAAGGATCCTCAATAAGCCGGCGCATACGCAAGCCGTCGCGCACTGCAAGCTCTTGGTTGTGGCTGGCGCAGATATAGCGCAAGTGAG